ACGACCACGTATTCATGTGCCAAAACATACAACTCTAGGGGTGAGGATTATGACCTTGGCGATGGCATTAGGTATGCTGTGAGCACTGAGAGTGGCATGTGTGGTGCATTGATATTCACTAGGGATGACGACGGGAATATGGGCCTTGCAGGCTTCCACACCGCGGGCTACCAGAGTGGTGATGTTGGGGGCTTTGGTGTGCGGTTCTGCAGCGATGATGACATGGCCCTCGTATCAACTGTGCCCAATACCGTTGATAGACGCCTTGGCATACCCGCAAGTCTTGGTGTTAAGTATTCCACAGGTTTCAAGGGAACCATGGACGTGCTTGGTACCATAAAGCCCTCACAGACACCTCCTTCCAAGATAGAGATATCTGATCTCCCAAGGTATGCAGAGATTAGTGGGAAAATACCTGCAAGCCTCAAGCCCATCATGGTGGATGGATGCAGGGTGGACCCGGCTGAGCTCTCTAATCTCAAGTACTCTAAAAGCACAGTTTTTATAGAACCTCGCGTTCTGGAGGCTGCTGCTTCAGCAGTGTTTGGAAAGATAATCATGAACACAGCTGTGAAGCATGAGGTCAGGCATATTTCCGTTAAAGAGGCACTTAGGGGGTACGATCATATGACCATGATGAAGAGATCCAGCTCAGGTGGACTTTTCATGCAGAGAGAGTTTGGCCTAGTTGACAAGAGGCCAATAATGGGAGCTGAGGGAGATATAGATGAAAACGCACCATACTATGGCAGGTTTGTAGAGCTTACAGAGAAGGTTCTTGATGACATAGCCAATGATGTACCCTTCACGGCTGTGTACAAGGATGTCATCAAGGATGAGGTTCTCCCAGTGGATAAAGCCCTGGCAGGTAAGGCCAGAAAGATATCAGGTCTGGACATGGTTTCTGCAGTTGTGTGTAGAATGGCTTATGGTGCGCAAATCAACACACTCCTTGATCCGGCCAATAGGATCAACAATGGTTCTGCCGTTGGCATAAATCCAATGAGTGGTGATTGGGAGGCCATAGTTAACAAGGTTGGTGACAATGTCATGTGCACGGACTTTGGTGGCTTTGATGGCTCCTTGGGCCACCAGCTTTTACACACAGTTTTCAATGTCCTGGACAATCTGTGCCCCACCTCCGAT